CATTCACAAGGAAGCTGATGCTTGGGTTGAATTCGATGAGGATTCCGAACTAGATTGGGGTGATGATTACGATGAATAAGCATCCTTTGATGAAATGCGGCCACGTTGCCCAAGGTGAAAACTCCGAAGGGAAACCTTGCTGCGTAATTTGCTTTCCTGACGTAGAATCTCAGATCGTGGACGAAGAAGCTCCTGACCTTACTGGACGGGAAGCAAAATGCTCCGAGTGTGGGCGAATCGTTCCTTCCAGCTATGACTTGCCTTTCTTTGAGCATCGTCCCGATCATGAGTTTGACGATTACTATAACGGCTGTAGGGGGTGGGACTAATGTTCAAAAACAAGGAAGAAGCTTTTTGTCAAGGTCTGCTTCACGGCATGTCTCATGATGCTGCGATTGATCGTTGTGAATGGGAAGCGCATTACCAGCGAAAGCGCGGCGGGTTCGGAGGTATCTTCTACCATACGTGCATTCGCAGATTGAAGGAACTGAAAGCTTTCGAGGAATCGAAACATACGTTTAGGAGCGCATGATGATTACGGCTGAAATGGTTAAGACTTGGCCTGTTGAAAAGCTTGCTGGTTTTCTTCAGGCATACATAGTTGAATGGTCCTATCAGGGATCAGACTTTACGCCCGAAGATTGCCTTGTCCTTACTGAACTTTTGAATCGCCTGAGAGAAATGGAGTCTAAGCAATGCGGTTAATGACTCAGATGAAATTCTGGTGTGCCATTGCGGGAATCTGCTTACTCGCTTTCTCGTTCTGGCTCATGCTGGTTTCTGTGATCGTAGGAAGTACGTTAGCATTTTGGGTCGGTTTGGGCTTGACAGCGTTCACTCTTTACGCTATACTTTGGCTCGTACCGAAAACTCTGGACTAGGAGAGAATCATGTCTGAAAAAACAGTTGCGGGAATCACTAAGCAAGAGTATGAGAAGTATGAGCGTGTTCGTGCCTCTGGCGTGACTAACATGTATGATTCAAAATTTGTCAAAAAGCTAAGTGGTCTGTCTGAAGAAAAGCAGATTGCTATCATGGAAAATTTTGGTGAGTTGATGAAAACTTGGCCCGATGTGAGGGAGATTTAGAAATGTCTGCAACAGAAATGAAACGTAGGGAAGCTTGGCTTAAGAAGGAAGCAAAGCGCATCAAGGCCGATGGTGATGCTACCGATGAGATGTTTCTTAAGTATGGCAAGGATGCCACAAGCTACAAGAAAGCGATTAAGGCAATGTGCGTTCAATGCATTGCTACGAATCGCACAGGTGAATGTCCTAGCGTGGGCTGTCCCTTGTGGCTGTTCAGGAAGGGCAAGAATCCTTACGATAAGCGCGGGAAGCGCGGAGGTAATACTGACGCTCTGGTAAAGGCTAGGGCTGCTCGTAAAGCTAAACAGAAGGGGAAGAAGTAATGCTAATGTTTTTCGTAATAGGATTGTTGATTGTAATCCTGTGGAGAGTGTCTAGCATTCAGATCGATATCAACGAAATGAAACAGAAGGGAAAGAAGTAATGACTTGGCCCGAAGCATTTGCTATTAGTGTGCCGATAATCTGCTTGGTGGTATTTCTTTGGAAATTCATGCATGAAGTTGGAAAGGAGAATTAACATGGCTAAGAAGTCGGCCAGTAACCAAAGAAGCCATTTTCGAATGGGTGTTGGACAGGGGAAAGACTTTAAGGGTTGCAGAAAGCAACGAAGTTACCGTATAAAGAAGGAGAAAAGAATGCCTATCCTGTGTAGCAAGCGGCGTGACGTTGAAAAGCCTTGGGCGATTTTCGAAGGCGGCGATTGGGAATGGCGAGTTCTTAAGAACTGGCAGAAAGATCCCGAAAAGGAATATGCGCGTTTTCATTGTGCGGTATCTTCCCCGCATACTTTCGGATCGTATGACATTGGGGACGTTTACTGTAAGGACATTCTGGAAACTGTGGGTGTCCTTCTCAAGTCCGCGCATCGTGACTTCCTTGCGCTTTACTTTTCCGAGGATATCATGAATGATGAGGATTATCTTACGCGACTTCTGGCTAAGGCTGGAATCGAACTTTTGGAGGATTAGAATGAACAAGGATTTCGTGTTTGACGATTTCGTGCGTTGCCATTTCAATGACGATTTTCTGGACAAGGGTTCGGAGGCTTACTTCACCAAGCTGATGGACGATAGCATTCTTGTGACTATCTTCACCAGCCATGATCATCGTAGGCTCACCAAGAGCTACAGAAATATGGATGAGTTCCTTAAGGACTTCTCCTATACCCTTACTCGTCAGGAGAACGAAAAGTAATGGCACGTTTTGAAACAACTCAGTTGGAGTGTGTTGACTGTGGCGCGGTATTTGAGTTTATGTATCGCTGCCCTGAATGTGGAAGTAAAGACGTTATCACTTTGGACGAAGAAGAAACGCCGATGAATCGGAAGCGTAAGAACTTCGATGATGAAGGAGAATACTAATGCTGCGGTTAGTGGTTTCTTTTGTGATGCTCTTGGGCGGGACAGTTATCGGTTGGACCGCTTTCATTAAGGGCTTTGGCTTGAGCGTTGTATCATGGCCTTGGCTCATTTGGGGTTATTTTGTGGCGATTATCCTTCTAGTTCTGGCGAATGCTATTGTTAGGGAGAAACGCTACTAATCGATTCTGAATAAAATTGACGAAGCTCTCTATTTAGGTTTAGACAACCTGAATGGAGGGCTTTTTCATATGCACAAACTAGTGACTTCGTACACCGAACTTTTCCGCGAACTGAAATCGACTTTGAATTCTCAGGAAGAACACTACGAGGCTTTGAGCGGGGAACTTGGCGTACAGATCGCTAGGTTACAGTTCCACCTAGAGAACAGAACGGTTTTTCGCCCTAATAGTCTCCACCAGATCGTACTTCAAAAAATGCTTCAATCGCTATCTACTTACAAAGCGCGTTGTGATACTATCCTGAAACAGCTTCGTTCAAGCCGAATCGATTTTGATGAGACTTTGACAACTCAAGAATGGGTTGCCAATGCGATTGCCACAAAGGAGAAGTTACATGAGAACACCGAGCGCGATGCGTGAGTTTTTCGAACATAAGATGGCTTCGAATTTCCACAAAGGATTGTCTGGACGCAAAAAGCACAGCCGTAATGTGGTGCATGTCGTTCAGCTATGCAAAGAGATTGAGAAGATGCTCGACCACAAGCTGCTCCTGAATCAAGAGCTAGCGGACCAGTTGGGCTATCTTATCAACTATGATCCTAGAGCAAAGTTAGACATTGGACAGTAAGCATGCCTTCTACCGCTATCGTTGAAATGATCAATGCCGATAGAAGTCCCTTGGTTGGAATTCAATCAGGGGATACTGGTTCTGTTGTGATTGGTGTCTATGATCTGATTGAATGCCAGAATCAAATGGGCGTGATGTTTCGTATTGAGGGCTTTGCGGTAGGTGAAGTGGGTTATCCTGAAGTGTACACGGCAAGCCTACAAGAAGTAAACGAGTGGGTTCTCTTGGGAATTACAGGGGGCGTAACTTGGTTACTTGAGGTTGGACCGAATCGATATCTACTCTTACCCTACAAGGTGATGACATGAGTTACAATTTTGGAACGCCAGGAAAATTCTTTGAACAAGGGAAGAATCCTGTTTTAGCAAACGTACCCAAGAAACAGGTAGAGCCTAGTAGCCCACCTGTCGAGGAGGAATAATGCCAGTAGAAGATCGTTACATTATCAAGAAAGTTCCCATGACGGAACTTGAAGAATACTCCAATAGTGTTATTGGATACTGCTTGTGGGACATTTACCCCCTTGAGCATAACTATTTTCTAGTTGTGTTGGAGCGTGAGGAGAACTAAATGAAAGCCCTAGTAACAGGGGCAGCGGGTTTCATTGGTTCTAATCTTTGTGACTACTTGATTGAAAAAGGATGGGACGTAGTGGGCGTGGATTCATTCACAACTCATTATGACCCTCAGTTCAAACGATTGAACCTGTATGATCTTTCCTTCAATGATAACTTTGAATTGATAGAGAAGGATCTGGCCTACATGCCTCACGAAGAATTGGTGGAGCTAATCAAGAGCGTTGATGTAGTGTTCCACCTTGCGGCACGTGCGGGGGTACGCTCTAGTTGGGGGGAAAGGTTTGTACACTATCTCTCTGACAATATTCTCGTAACACAGAATCTTCTGGACGCAATGAAGGAAGTTCCCTCAGTAGAATTATTCTACGCAGGGACAAGTTCTGTCTATGGTGATACGATGGTTCCCTTCGATGTGAACCAAAGAACCAAGCCTGTTAGTCCTTATGGAGTAACGAAAAATGCTTCCGAGGATTTGATCCGACTTTATCATCGATGGCATGGAGTTCATTACACGATCCTTAGACTGTTCAACGTCTATGGTCCGCGCCAGCGTCCCGACATGGCGTTTGGCCGACTTATCATGAGTGGACTTATGGACAAGCCTTTCAATCTCTATGGTGGAGTGAAGCGGGAATTCACTTACGTTGAGGACGTATGCGAAGCCTTCTATAAGGCAGCAGAACGTAAGGCCGACTGTTACACGTACAATATCAGCGGCGGTTCTGTTGTTTCGATGGACGCAACAATCAAGATCATTGAGAAAGAACTAGGAAAGGAGATTAACGTTTTACGTAACCCAGGAGTTCGTGGTGATGCAAATATCACACAAGCTGCCGAAGATTGGCGGCTTGAACGATGGTGGTTGCCTTCGACTCTGTTAAAGGATGGAATAGAGAAGCAAATTCGTTGGGTCAAAGAGAATCTTAACCAAGCGAGTTACTATCTGAATGAGGTATAACTATGAGTAAGAAACCCGAATACCAATTGAACTTTGATACAGTACGAACACTCAAGAAGGCTCTAACAACGGGGGACGATATCGCATCCAACTTGGAGCAAGTATCAGAGAACGGAGATCACGAATCGCTCATCGAGCGATGGGACTCATACGTAGAAAAGTTACTCACCGACTTCGACAAAGCAGGGATCAACTTAGAACACTAAGCTAAGTTAGTTCTGCCCTTAATGCCCCCTAAAGACTATTTATCTTTAGGGGGTATTTCTATGATCTGTAATTACTGCAAAGAGGATAAGCCTATAGACCAGTTTCCACGTTATGAAAAAACGAAGTGGAAGATCTGCGCCCTTTGTCTAAAGGAACGAAATAAGGCTTACTATCAAAAGAATAAGGATAGGTATAAAGAACGAGGGCGTAAGTGGCAGGATGAAAATAAAGAGAGAATCGCAAAGAAGCGAAGGGACTACTACTTAGAGAATAGGGAACGCTTAAAGGCGTATCAAAAGGAATGGAAGAAAAGAAATCCCGATCTTCACAAGAGACACAAGACTAAGCGGAGAGCTATAAAGATGCAAGTGGAAACCGAAGTGTGGACACATGAAGAAATCGCCGCACAGGGAACAGGTTTATGTCCTTACTGTGGTAAGGAAATTGGCTTCGTGTATGATTCAGAGATCATGCAGATAGACCATATGATCCCTTTAAGTCGTGGTGGTTCGGACTTGACAGAGAATCTTGAGCCTGTATGTTGTGAGTGTAATCTAAAAAAGCATGCAAAAACGAAAGCAGAGTATATACTTTTCCTCAAGGATCTACTATAATATGGCACGAATAAAACGCATGGCAAATGTCCATTGGAAAACGAGGCCGAAACGGGTTAAGCCGATTCAGAGAACGCCGACCAAGCAATCCAAGGATATTAAAGGGCCAAAGGAAACTACATTCAGACGCAAGGAATCCGACATTGAAGTTGGAACCTTCGTCAAGTTTGCGTATCTAAAGCCGTGGGCTTGGGACACGCGCCCTGTTGTGTTTGTGCTTCATGCGGACAAGCAATGTGATCGGCCTTTCATTGAGGGCATAAACATTCGTTACATGAATCGAAAATACTGGACAACGTTGGAGAACTTCAAGGAGAAGTTTCCTAATGCAGATGGGAGGCTGTTCTACTTCCTGCTCAAGCGTTCTGCCCCTAGACTGTTGAAAGCGTATAGACGCTATCTCTATGAGCGCATGGGTTCCGAGGTAGAGGGCCTAGTGCTTGAGGGAAACCGAAGTAGAATCAGAACCAGACAAACTCGAAAAGGTGAGGTTATCTAAATGACCAAATTCCATATCGTGATTCCTGCTTGGAATTGTGAACGTTATATCAAGGCATGTATAAAAAGCATCAAGTCGCAGACACATGATCGTTTTAAGGCAATTATCATTGTTGATGGCGGGACAACCGATGATACCTATGAACTCGCCCGTAAAGCGATTCGTGGGGATGATCGGTTTATGCTTAAGGAGCAACCCGAGAACATGGGCGGCATGTTCAATCTGATCGATGGTTGGCAGACGCTACGCGATGAAGATAGCGACAATCCTCAAGATATTCTGCTTGAGGTCGATGGGGACGATGCTCTCACGCACAAGTGGGTTCTTCAGAAGCTTGTCCAAGCCTACGAAGATCCTAACGTTTGGCTTACCTACGGTTCGCACGTGCGTTCCACAGGAGAGCATATTGTTTGCCGCGAGTATCCCGATTTCATCTGGAAAAAGAAGGGCTTTAGACAGTTCGGCTGGTGGGCTTCTCAGTTGAGAACCTATCGGCGTTTTCTTTGGGATGAAGTCAAGCTAGATGACATGAAAGACAAGGAAGGCAACTACTACAAAGTCGCTTGGGATCTATCCTTCATGTTCCCCATGCTTGAAATGTGTGAGCAGGAGAACGTCAAGGTATTCCAAGAAGCTCTTTTGTATTATAATATCCATGCTAATTGCGATTTCATTTCAAAAGAAGGAGAGCAGAGGCGTAACGATTGGGAGATACGAGCCAAGGCGAAGTATAAGCCCTATAACGAGGTGAAATCATGAGCAAATCTAGAGTAAACTACGTGATCCCCTTCCGAGGCCGCTTTTTCTTGATTGAAAGATGCATTCAAAGTCTCATGTCGCAGAAAAATGGCGATTGGTTGGCACATATTGTAGAGGATGCCTCAGAATGGGACGATACAGACCGAAAAAGACTACATGTTCTAGTAGATAATGAGCCGCGAATCACTCTCCTTGAGAATTCCGAGCGTCAAGGCCCATTACACAACGTTTACAATGTCATTGTGAACCATTTGAAGGGTGATGACACCATTATTGCACAGCTTGACGGTGACGATTGGCTGTTGCCTAACGCAACTGATGTAATTTTGGGCATGCATAAGCAATCTACTATCACATACGGTCAATTTCTGCGTTATGCGCCGTGGACTCCGTGGCATATGAAGTATGGACATTGCCGAGAGTACCCGCCACAAGTGATTTTGGCGAATTCGTATGAAGATTACCCTTGGGTCGCTTCGCATCTCAAGACTTTCAAGAGAAAGTGCTTTACAGCTATACCTTACGAGATGATGATCGATCCCAGGAACGGAAACTTTTGGAATTCAAGCTATGACATGGCATATATGCTGCCAATGCTTAAGATGATTGAGGACAAGAACGAAATCTACTTCAACTCGCTTCCGATTTGCATGTATAACATGGAAAATTGGGATTCTGAGCATGTGAAGGAGAAAATCCAAGTGGAAACCGCGAAGTTCATTGCTGAAGCGGTGAAGTTATACATTGACCAAGGAAAGAGGTTCGATAATGAAGATTCAAATGCAGGGAGTGAACCCCGAGACTAATTCTGGTCCCGCTAAGTTTGCAAAACGACTCGCAGACGAGTTCAGCCGTAAAGGGCATAAGGTTATTTGGGATATCTACGAAGATTTCGATGTTGGACTCATTTTCATATCGAATTCCTTCGATTTACGTTCCGATAGGCCCTACGTGCAGCGTTTGGACGGCATCTATATCAATGAACAGGTGAATTTCGAAGGTTTGACCCACAAAAATGGTAACGACCATATAATTCGCACCTACAATTCCGTTGATGCCCATATTTTCCAATCCAACTTCACAAAGCAGCTTGTTGCCAAGCATTTTAGGCATTGGCTCACCCTGGAAGAGCCGCACTGGAAAGTCATTCCAAACGGTACAGTCATCGATACGAAGCCGAAAAAGCGTCTAGATTACCTTTCAGACTACGATAGAGTCATTTTTAGTGCGTCAAGCTGGCGACCTAACAAAAGACCCGAGGATAACCTTGCCGTTTTCGAACATTTGAAGGAAATGGTCGATTACAAGGTTGCTTTCGTCATGGTTGGTGATTTCAATTGGTGCGGAGTCTATTCAGACGATGAAGATGTCTATATCATCCGTCAAAAGATCGATGATGACATGATGAAGGCGTTTTTCCGCTCATCCGACTATTTCTTCCATATGACATACCTAGATAACTGTCCAAACTCTGTTGTAGAGGCTTTGGGCCATTCTGTGCCTGTACTTTGCTCTGAATCGGGCGGGACAGGTGAATTAGTGCAAGATCCCGACTCTGGGATCATTGCACCTGAGAAATACAGTCTAAAGGTCCACAATACCTACGAACCGCCGTCAATGGAAGAAGATTACGAAGCAATTGCGGCAAGAGTGGTCGAGAACATGGAAATGGCGCACAATTTCAATTGGACGCATGATTTGATCAATATTGAGAACACAGCGAACCGATACCTAGCCTTTTTGGAGGAAATTCATGAAAACTACCGACCTTAAGACCTACTTTAGCGAAATCAGCTACAATTGGCGTAAGGATGCGAAACTCATCCAATCCATTTGTAAAGTCACGAAAACTCGCGTAAAACCACCTTCAGAACGTTTCGAAGCGGGTTGGGAACAGCAATACCTGATTCATGCGATTGCAAAGCATACAGGAGCTAAGAGCTTCTTTGAAATCGGGACGGGGCGCGGTACAACTTGCTACGTGCTTGGTTTGATCCCTGAAATGGAGGAAATCGTTACGATTGATGTGGTACCCTTCGAAAAAGCGCAAGATACGGCTTTGATGTGGGAACCGATCAACATTTCGAACAAAGAGCTTTACGAATTGCTTAATATTCCTGGCAAGGACAAGATCACGTTTCATCATGTAGATAACAAAAGGTTCGATAGTATGAGCTACCAAAACCACTTTGACCTGATTTTCATCGATGGAAATCACGATGACCCGACTATCATCATGGAGGACTTCTATATTTCGGAGTACATGCTTGCTGATGGTGGTATGATCCTTTTTGATGATTACAACTGTCCTTGGGGCGTAGGAGTGACTGAAGTAGTTGATGAAATCGTTGCTACAGGTGAATGGGACGTTGAAATGATTGAGTTCCGAGGACACTTGTTTGATGGCCCTGCTGGTCCTGAAACGGATCAGGGGTTGGTTCTACTGAAGCGAAAGGAAGCCTAATGAACTTATTCGTCAATGATCCCGCAGAAGGTTGGATTGTAGATCGTATTAGGGATGAGTTCCTTGAATTTACGTCCCATGAAATCGTGGACAAGCCCGAGGACGCAGATATCATATGGTTGATTGCTCCTTGGGTCTGGGCGCAAATTCCCGTTCCTGTTCTTAAAGAGAAGTTCGTTATCTGTACCATTCATCACATTGATCCTAGCAAGTTTGATCTTCGTGAGTTTGAGCTACGGGACGAATTTGTGGATCACTACTTCACGCAAGATGTATTCACTTACCATTTGATTGACAAGGGAAGTGACTCTCCTGTGATGCTTACGGATTACTGGTGTAACAAAGAGGACTTTTTTCCTCTCTCTGAAGAAGAACGCACGAAGCTTAAAGAGGAACTAGGAATTCCCGAGGACAAGCTCATCTTCGGATCATTCCAGCGTGATACTGAAGGTCACGATCTAGCGTCCCCTAAGTTGTCCAAGGGGCCAGATCGATACGTGGCTATCATGAAAGCTTTGAAAGAAGCGGGGAATGATAGCCATGTGGTTCTAGCGGGTTGGCGCAGACAGTATATCATGGCCGAGTTAGACAAACTTGAGATTCCTTACTCTTACTTTGAAAAGGCTGACGTTGAGCGATTGAATGAACTATACAACGTCATTGACTTGTACCTTGTGACTTCCCGCCATGAAGGTGGGCCGCAAGCCTTGTTTGAAGCTAGCTTGGCACAGAAGCCTATCCTATCAACTCGCGTGGGATCAGCACAGAGAACTTTGCACCCCTACTCAATCTGTAAGGATGAAGGGGAAATGGCAAATCGTATCCATGAGTTTGACGGTAACAGCGTTACGGCTATGGTTACGTACAACTACAAGAAGGCTTTGAATCAGGACATTCGCAGACATATCAAAGTGTACGATGAGATCATCGAAAACTGTTGGAAGGTTGCTCATGAAGATACTGATTGACTATGAGTTTGTGGACGGACCTTGGGGCGGTGGAAACCAATTCCTCAAGCATCTCTACAAGGAACTCGAAAAACGCGGACATACTATGATCGATAGTCGTTTGCGCGGTTATGCAGGAGAAGCAGAGGTTGTGCTAGTCAATGCTCATCACTTCGGAGAGGACTGCTATCGATCACCTAACGTTGCTTTGGTTCATCGTATTGATGGCCCTACGCAGCTAATACGTGGTCATGATGAAGGCGTGGACAAAAGGCTTTGGGAAATGAACAAGCAAATGCATGCTACAGTTTTTCAATCCGATTGGAGCCTTCAGAAGAACCTTCAGCTTGGCTTTGTGCCGCATGACCACAAATCGGTGTACACAATTGTCAATGGTACAGACACCGAAATGTTTCCGTTCAAGAAACGAGAGATGGACATGCCCAATCGTGTTCGATTGATAACTGCAAGTTGGAGTGATAATCCACGTAAAGCGGCGTGGCTACTTCAACAGTTAGAGGACCGAATCGATTTTGAACAAAGAGCGATTGAGTACACTTTCATTGGTCGGTTGCCAGGAAAGTACAAGCAGATCAAGGTTAGTCCTGCTGTCTCTCCACCCTTCTTGAAGAATCATTATGATGAAGCGGATATCTACGTAGCACCTTCACAAAACGATCCCTGTTCCAATGCGGTAATTGAAGCGCAAGCTTGTGGCTTACCTGTACTGTATCTGGATGACGGAGGGCATCGGGAAATTGTAGGTGTTGGTGGGGAAGCTTTTCACGATCAAACCTTGTACAGTTTCTTGTGGGGGCTTAAGTCTATCTGCGAGAACTACAACAGACTCACTCAGTTTATCGAAGTGAAGTCAATCGAAAAAGCCGCAGACGAATACGAGGAGGTTTTCCATGTCGCTATCGCAAATCTTAAGCGCAGTAAGAGACAAGACTGAGTACAAAACAACAACTACCGAAAAGCTCAAGGTTCAACTCTATGAGCAATGTGTTCTCGAAACCTACATGTGGGTGATGGAACTAGGATGCGATACAGGCAACACGACAGCCGCTCTTGCTCTCGCTATGAAGCAGAACGGTGGTAGGGTTCTAGCTATCGACAACGATCCTTTGCGTATTTCGAAAGCAATGAAACTCATGGAGGAACTTGATCTTCAAGACCATGTAGTATTCAAGACAATGGATATCTATAGGCCCGAAGCATGGGAAGTAATAGGAAAGTATCCCATTGAGTTTGTGTTTGTAGATGCCATGCATGAAGGCGAGTATCCACGTTGGGATATTCAGAACATACGTAAACTCTTTCCCCGCATCCCTGTGGTGATGCACGATTACGGCTTAGTTGGCGCGGGAGTCAAGAGTGCTATCGAGGCCGAAGGACAGATAGTTCGAAAGTTTCTAGGCATGGAAAAAGATTGGAATCCCCTCAAAGGGAATACCGAAGATTGGGAGGCAGCTTTGATATGATCTCATTCATAACAGTAAACTACAAAGGAGATATCTGGATGGAGATTCTCCTTGAATCAATTGAACAATCGATGAGCCACTTAAACTATGAAGTGGTTGTTGTATGTAATTCCCCTACAAAGCTAGACTATGGAAGGTGGTCAAATATCAAGTTAGTGGATAATACTAACACAAAAGAAGTAGGAAGCCGAGGACATGCAGATGGGTTATCTATTGGATATAACAACTTAGATAAGGCATCTAAGTATGTGATTTTAGTAGATCAGGATATCGCTTTTTTGTCTAAAAATTGGGATAAGAAGATTTCAGATTTGCTATCTAAATACGAGCTAGTATCGGGAGTATTTGAGGATCGGGCTTACAATAAGAATTTTTTCCGTCCTTACTTTATGGCTTTTGTAAAAGCCATTTTTGATGACGAGATTAAGTTCCGAGAGGGCCTATACCCAAACATTCCCATTGTGGATACCGCAGGGAAACTATCACAATTCTGTTTCAAGAATAAGCTAAAAACTAAAGTGCTTCCGAATTCGCGGAATTGGCCCAAACAATATGATCGTCTTTATGATTTTGGGGAGTCTATATACTTAGAAGAAGATAAACCGCTATGCCATCATGTAGGAAGGTCCGTTCCTAAAAATAATAGGAGTAGGAAGTGGTCTATTTGGGTAGAGGAATACTTTAAGGAGTCTGTATGAACGAGCTAACGAGATTAGCGAATCAATTCAATACTAATAAGGGAACTAGTTTCTCTGAAAAACATGGGTTCACAGACTTCTACTACAGGTATCTAAAAGATGAAAGAGATACCTATGAAAAAGTGTTTGAAATAGGTGTGCATAAGGGAGGCTCCATAAAAATGTGGTTGGCCTATTTCAATAAGGCTAAAGTCTTTGGTATGGACGATAGACATTTTGCGGACATCAATGATTCTAGATACACACTATTTAAGGGGGATCAGGCAGATCGTGAATGTCTCGAAAAATTCATATCTGAATTCGGAGGAGACTTTGATTTGATTCTTGATGACGGTGGGCATCACATGAAACAACAGCAGATAAGTTTTGGTTTTCTATTCCCCTACGTTAAACCAGAGGGCTACTACGTTATCGAGGATCTTCATACGTCTAAATTAGGGGGGAAGTTTATCGATGATAAAGATTTCCCAAAGACCCTACCCCTTGTTGAAACTCTAAAAGAGTCCAATCAATTTCCTAGTAAATACCTGACAGAAGAAGAAATTGAATACATACAGGATAGTATAGAATTCGTAGAGATATTCTATGGCTCTGGAATAACAGCTATCATAAAGAAAAAAGCATAGAATGGATATACAACAACAACGTCAAGAGTTTGTCAAGTGTGCAAGGGATTGTCTTTACTTCCTGCTTACGTTTGGAAAGGTGCGACACCCAATGAAGGGATTGATTCCTTTCAAAATGTACGACTTTCAAGAGGAAACGCTAGGGGACTTCCTAACGAACCGATTTACGATCATCCTCAAGAGTAGACAGCTTGGCTTGTCAACACTTGTGGCTGGTCACTGTGCGTGGCTCATGATCTTTCATCCTAACAAAGAGATCTTGGTTATCGCTACCAAACAGTCAACCGCTATCAACTTCATTACGAAGGTGAAAGTGTTCATGAGGTATCTACCAGATTTCCTCAAGCCCGAGCTTACGTCCGACAACCAACAGAGCGTAACAATTGCTAATGGCTCTACGTGTACAGCCTCTCCATCTTCAGATGATGCGGGACGAAGCGAAGCTTTATCATTGTTGGTGCTTGATGAAGCTGCCTTTATTAAGAACATTGACGTTCTATGGACCGCTGCGTATCCTACCTTATCAACGGGTGGTGACGCTATCATTCTTTCGACTCCGAATGGTCAGGGTAACTTCTTCCACAAAATGTTTGTGGAGGCCGAATCAGAACTAAACGACTTCAAGCCTATCACTCTCAATTGGGATCTTCATCCCGAGCGTGATCAGGATTGGTGGGAAGATTCGTTCAAGGCTCTTAGCTTTGACAAGCAGCGCATGGCGCAGGAATATGAATGCTCATTCATTGCTTCAGGTAACACGGTAGTTGATGCTGAATCGCTGCAATGGTATCGCAAGCACAAGATGAAAGACCCAATCAGTAAGTCTGGTCCCAACAATGCTATTTGGCGTTGGCGTGATCTTAAGAATGATCCTACCCTTATGGACCGAGAGTTCATCATTACGGCTGACGTTGCGCGTGGTGATGGAAAGGACTTCTCTACCTATGAGGTCTTTGACTTAACCAACTATGAACAGATAGAAGAATTCAAGGGTAAGGTAACTACGACTGAATTTGTTCAACTTTTGCTTAAGGCCGCGACTACTTATAAGAAAGCGCAAATCGTAGTAGAAAACAACGGTTTGGGGTGGGCTGTAGCTAGTTCGCTCGTAGAATCAGGCTATTCCAATATCTACTACACTAGCAGAGCGCAAAAGACAAAAGTGAATCCCTATGCTCCTGTTGAGTCAGAAGTGAAAATGGTCCCAGGATTCACCATGTCACCATTAGTTCGTCCTAGAGTCATTGACGCTATGGTTGAGCTAATGAACCCGAGAACGTTACAGGTTTACTCAAAGAGGCTGCTCGATGAGCTTGACGTTTTCATTTGGTACAACGGTAAAGCACAAGCGATGCAAAGCTACAATGATGACCTTGTTATTCCTCTTGCAACAGCTTGCTACTTGAGATATGAGGCGCAACGAAACTCACACCAAGCCCTTGATGTTGAGTATTACACGCCTGACTTTCAGACCTTTGCAGAAGTGCTGGAACCACAGATAACGCCACAGGGAATTCCAGGGGAAGATCCTTGGGAAGATCCAGATCTAGGGGATCTTCGCTGGCTGCTTAATGACTAGGGGAAACGATGCCTATAAAGCCAACAACCTTTAGAACAATGATCGATGCGAGTAAGGAACGCAGACCAACCGACTATTCGGGTTTGGCGCGTAAGATTTCTCCGCACAGGCCAAAGTCTGTCTATTATGACGATCTTGGCGATAACGTAAGTACAACTCAGAAGATCATTGATCGTTTGTCGGACAAGGTTTCCTATACCTTCTATCAGCAAGCGATTGATAATTCTCAGGTACATGATCGTAAGGCTCGATACACCGACTTTGAAATGATGGAGTTTGAACCCATGATTTCTTCGGCGTTGGATATCTATGCAGACGAATGCACGATCTTCAATGAAGAAGGTAAAGTCGTTTCGATCTATTCCGATGACAAGAAGAACAAGGAATACCTTGAGGATTTCTTCTACAATATCCTAGACATTGAGAACAACGCATGGGCATGGGTCCGAAATCTCTGTAAGTACGGTGATGTTTTCATGTACACCGAGACAGAGGAAACCAACGGGATTGTCCGCGTCCTACCTTTGCCTTCTGTTGAGATCGCAAAGGAAATGGGATTCGATGAGGACAATCCCGAGAAGATCAGATACCAATGGTTACGGCTTGAAAGCGCGTCTGGACAGTTCTTTACTTCTGGACTACAAGACAAGCCCTACATTGAGGACATTAATATGGCGCATTTCGCCTTGGGCGGGGACGATAGATTTAAGCCCTATAGCCGAGGCATCCTAGACTCAGCGCGTAGAATCTTCAAACAGCTAACAATGCTTGAGGACGCGATGATGGTCTATCGTATTACACGTGCGCCCGAGCGTAGAGTGTTCAACATCGAAGTCGGAAACATGAATCCGAAAGACGTTGGGGACTATCTTGAGTCTGTAAAGAGAAAGCTCAAGAAAACAAGCACAGTAGAAAAAGACTCTGGAATGACCCACCTTCGCTACAATCCTATGGCTGTAGATGAGGATTATATCCTTCCCTCTAGAGGTGGGGTTTCTTCACAGATCGACACGCTGCCAGGAGCGCAGCACCTTAGCGACATTGATGACATTGAGTATATTCAGAAGAAGCTATTCTCTGTTCTCAAAGTACCGAAGTCCTACCTAACTTACGAGGAAGAAATCTCTGCCAAGAGCCTCTTGTCTCAAGAGGACGTTAGATTCTCTCGTACCATTCAACGCATCCAGAAGGCTTTCCTTGCGGGACTAACACGCCTTGCCATCATCCACCTATATCTCAAGGGTGTGCATGAGGATGACGTTCTAAACTTCCAGCTTACCATGACTAATCCTTCACATCAGGCCGAGTTGATGCAAGCGGCTTTGTGGATGGAACGTATCAGTCTATTCAAAGAAGCTACTGGTAAGGATCAGGCATTCTCTGTCGAGTATGCTATGCAGAACTTTCTCAAAATGTCCGATGAGGAAATCAAGCGTGAGCTTGGTCGAATCAAGAAGAACAACCACGATGAGCTTGAGTCCGAAGAAGGCGAAATGTGGGATGATGAGGGTGAGGATCGGGAGAACTACGACACGGGAGAAATGGGCGTAGACAAACCCGATACGGATAGTCCTATGGCTATGGAGAGCAACAAAGCTTTCGTAGGCAAAGTGTACAAAGAGATAACTACACTTTTGAAGGAGAATGCACATGATTAACTCTGGTCTAATCTTCGAAATGCTATCGTATTCGTTCATCGAATCATTACTTCATAGGGACTTAGATAGGGCAAAGATCTATCATGGCCTTATGCATGAGCATTTTCATTCAGAAGCGGCACTTCACAAGGAAGCGGTTGTCTTTAATCACTTGATTCATGCTAAGACAAGAACCAAGATGGGGGCAAAAAAGAAAGTAAAAAATGCTCTTGCTTTCCTTCCCGAAGGGGAACAGGTGAGCCGAGAGTATGCTAGACTCATTTCGTCCCTTAAACGCACGAAAATACTGCAAGAAATAGAAGATACGTTCATCAATATTGACGATGAGTACAACAATATGTTCTCAGCAATCAATATTGCGCTTGAGGCGCATCAGACGGGAATTCAGGACAAAAGAACTACTGAAGAACTGTACGAGCATCTAACGCGAAAAAACGTAGGTGCGGTCAAGAAGTACAACAAGTTTTTCAACGATAAGATGGAACTAGTCTCTATGGCTATGAAGAAAGACCTAGACCCGCTAGAAGAACAGTTCATCTTGGATGCCCTAGAATCAGAAAACTCCTTCTCAGATTTCATGATGAAGGAATTCACGAAGGTTGACGCTCGACTACGGGAGCGCGTTGAACTCATTTCTGAGCTAGGGGCGTTGGGTAAGATTGGCGTTGGGGCAGCGGTGGTTGGTTTGATTGTGAAAAAGCTTGACGAAATCAAGCAAGCGGTTCAGAAACAGACCAAGGAAGTTGTACACTCTGTTAAGTCAATAAAGAGGGAATCCTACTTCGAAGTCCTAACTGATTGTAAGGACTTACTAGAAGAAGCCGACAAAATCATCAAAAAAGTAAAGAAGGATTCATAATGAAAGGCATTATAACAGAAACAACGCTAATTAATATAAATGAATCTCTAATTAGAGAAGCTGTAAAGGCCATTGAAACCGAACAGCCTTTAATCATTCGGGGTCCATTGCAAAAAGCCGATGAGAAGAATCGTAACGGGCGCATCTACGCGAAAGACATTCTTGAACGTGAGATGAGCAAGTATCAGAGGCTAGTGGATGAGAATCGTGCCTTGGGTGAGTTAGATCACCCTACGACTCCCGAAGTTAACCTTCAGAATGCCTCTCATTTGATCAGGCGTTTCTGGTGGAACGGACTCGTTATTGAAGGCGAAGTCGAGATTTTGAATACACCCGCAGGGAAGATTGCAAAACAGCTAATAGCCTCCAAAGTTCCATTAGGCATTAGCTCAAGAGGTGTTGGCAGCGTAGATGGAGACAACTACGTGCAAGAGGATTATCAGTTGATTTGTTATGACTTGGTATCCATGCCTTCGACTCATGGAGCATTCCTGCATGAAAGTGAAAACTTTGGAGAGGTTAGAAAAGTGGTTGACGTATCCGAATTCCTAGAGAAGTCGGCGCACTTTTTGAACAAGTATTAAGGAGACAAAATGCGTAAGAAAATCAAAGATCTATTCTTGAATGAAGTTGAAGAACTTGATGAAGAACTAGACGGCGATTACGAGGACGAGGAAGTAATTGACGGCGATGACGAAGAAGATGCCGAAGAAGTTACTGAGGAAACAGATACCCCTTCAGCCGAGGGTGGAGATGCTCCTGCCTTTGATTCCGACGAAGAAGATGACCTTCTAGGCGAGGAAGATGAGGAGGAATTCTCTGACGATGATGAAGGCGATGACGATAACGTTGATATCGACATTCATACCGATGATGAATCTCATGATGATGAAGAAGTCGAAGTGGATGACGATGAAGGCGATGAGGAAGTCGCTGTTGATCTAGGCGATGAGGATACTGAACCCTCTGGTGATGAAACCGCTGTCGATGATCTTGACGATGAGGATGAAGCTGAAATCGAAGTTGATGAAGCTACAGACGAACTCGACCTAGATTACCCTGAAGGTGAACTCGCTGATGAGGAAGATGATGAGGAAATCCTAGAAGTCTTTGACGATGAAATCGAGGACGAGGAAGATGACGAAGAATTAGAGGATGAACCTTACATGGAATCATACAAGAGACTCAACAAGAAAATGAATGCTCTCATCAAGGAGCATAAGAAGCTAAGAAAGGTCGTCAAGGCTCAGAAGGCTTCTATTAATGAAACCGATCTGTATCTATCTAAGATCGCTGTAACAACTCGCTTGCTATCTAGTGAGAACCTATCTGCCAAGCAGAAGTCTCACATCATTGAAGCCATCGACCGCGCAAAGAATGAGAAGGAAGTTAAGAAGATCTATAACGTCCTCTCCGAAAGCTTTGCTCTTGGTAACATTGGTAAGGGTATCAAGGAAATCATCAAGGAAACTACGATGACGAGTTCTTCTTCAACAACAAGTCCTACACTCATTGAGACTGTGGACGTTAAGAGAATGCAGCACTTGGCTGGAATTTCTGACTAAACCATTGACCAAGGTGGTTTGTCATGAACAGTCATAAGATACTGGAACACTCATTTCTGATGACTTCCGAAGGCTTACTACGTGAGCTTTCGAGAGTGAAACCAGAAAAGGTCGTTGAAGAAAAGGTAGCCGTAAAGCCCCGCCAGCCTAAGAAAAAGGTGAAACGCGAGGCTACGAAGCCGCCCGTAGTTGTAGAGCAACCCGTGATAGAGGAAGATATGACACACTTCAACGACCACTTTGAAACGCTTTTGGAGAATGAGATGCTACGTGAGCTATTAGGTTCGCTTGGTTCTGCTCTAAAGCGCGAGAAGAAACTATTTAATGAACAGCTAAAGCACTCTCAATCTAAATTGACAGAGAAAATAAGGTTACTGGAAGCAGACAAAGAGCGGTTGATACAAGAGCAAGAAGAATTGAAGGCTAATGCTGAAACAGAACAAACTGAAACCAAAAGACTAGCACGTACAATGCAGTACAATGCTGGTCTAGATCCTTTCACTAATGCTGAAAAGCAGGAGACTAGTAAAGATGAATAACTACAAGAAAAACAGAACCTTTACAAGTACCATTTTGCAAGCAGCACAGAAGGACTCTGATAAGTTTCAGCCGCAGCATACTCCCGAACTTAACACGCAGCTTATGGAAAAGTGGCACAAGTTTGGGCTTCTAAAGGGACTACAGAATGATAGAATGCGAAGCAACGTTTCGCAGCTTCTTGAAAATACTGCCCAATGGATGATTTCTGAGGCCGATACTACAGATGCCGAAGGATACAATACCGTGATTTTCCCGATGGTTCGCCGTGTTTGGGCGGGACTATTGGCTAATGAAATTGTGTCTGTTCAGCCTATGAGCCTTCCTTCTGGCCTTGTTTTCTACATGGACTTTGTGGATGAGGAAGGAAACCGAGTTCAGGACCAAGAGTTCTATACTATGGGATATGGTATTGGAACTAAGTATTGGGTTGGATACGGACCTTCTAACTTCCTAGACACTTCAGGTACAATTATCACCGCTACTGGCTCTGCACCTTCAAACGGCGCACAGCTTGGTATCGATGGCAATTGGGCCTACTACACAGGTACACCTTCGAACCCTGTTACTGCGGTTCAGGATAGTCAGTACACACTTGACGCTGATGCCTTCACTAAGACTGTTACAACGGATCTACACAAGTACAGTATGCCTACTGTTTACGTGTATCCTTCAAACAGAGCTTATGATTCAGGCAAGTGGGTACGCTTCTACGTTGTGACGGGTGCGCCTGAAGCCTCTAACCAAGTCAAGCTTTCTAAGGAAGCTGGCGGTGCGCTTAACCTACAGTTCTACGGACCTACAGGTGGCGTTGGTCAGGTATTCAAGCAGGGTGGCCTATACACACTAGACGGAACCGATACGCAGGTTGTTCCCGCTGTAGAGGGCGGGGCCGCTTCAACGACAGGTAAAGCGTTCTTCGGAGCGAATCTTCTCGTTGACTTCGGTTACAACCCATTCGAAATTGGTGACAATTTCAACCAGCCTACGAACACATACGTTCTACAGGGTGAAGAAACTTCGAACATTCGTTCAATCAACCTTGAGATCAAGAGTTCAGCTATCGTTGCTGAGACTCGTAAGCTCAAGACAAAGTGGACTCCCGAGGTTCAGCAGGATCTACAGGCGTACCACAGCGTTGATGCCGAGTCTGAATTGACTGGCGCGATGAGTGATGAAGTTGCTCTTGAAATTGACCGCGAAATCATCAGAGACATCATTGGTATGGCTGGTGCGGAGATCAAGGTTGATCTTTCTGGCGCAATCAGTGGTGGTGAGACTGTACAGGATAAGTACCGTATCGCTGTTGAGGCGATCCTTGCTGGATCAAATATGATCTACAAGAGAACGCTACGCGGCCACGGTAACTGGCTTGTTGTCTCTCCTGAGTTTGCTACAATCCTAGAGTACGGTGGTGCCTTCCTCCGCGATACTGCGGACAAGACAATCAACCTTACTGGTGGAATGCAACTTGCAGGACTCCTTGAGAATCGTGTGAAAGTGTACGTTGATCCGCTCATGCCAGCGGCTACAGCGATCATGGGATACACAGGATCAAGCTTCATGGAAACTGGCTACGTGTACGCTCCATACGTACCGATCCAGCTAACTCCTACAGTTTATGATCCGCACACCTTCGTACCACGTAAGGGTCTTATGACTCGCTACGGTAAGAAGCTCATTCGTTCTGATTACTTCTGCCGATTCGAAATCACAGGCTGGCCTAGCGCGGGTCTGGGTGCTAACATCTACGCTGGTGGCTTCGGCACAGCGCAGCGCACTTTCGATATTGGTCGCGTTGAGGGTTGGACACCTAACAAGCTTAACTAAGCTTAACTGGGTACTAACTCTGGTAATCATTGTTGAAGATGGAGGGGGAGGCAATGCGCCTTCCCCTCTATTTATATATGTGGTCATGTTGTATAACCAACTTAGGGGAGGTTCAAGAAACATGATGAATAAGAGTGAACGAAGAAATAAGAAGCGGTTTGATTTTTTGGGTATGCACTATACGCAAGCAACTCAAAAACTAAGAAAGAATATCCTGTTTTCTCTACTTGTAGAAACAGGGAAAAATATTTGTTTTCGTTGTGGTAAGCCAATAGAAGAAGTAGATGATCTAACTATTGATCATAAAGAGCCTTGGCTTGGGGTAAGCAAGGAACTCTTTTGGAGTTTAGATAACATTGCCTTTTCGCACCATTCCTGTAATGCTTCCAATCATCGGGGGATTAAATACTCAGATGAAACTGTTCGAAAAGCTATGGCAATGTTAGAAGAAGGGGCAACTCAAAAAGAAGTGTCCAATAAATATGGCATTTGCCCTAAACAACTTCGCCAAAGTAGGGACGGAGAATCCCGACAAGGCTATAAGGAAGGACGCTGATGGCTACTAACTATGAACACGCAACCTTGCTATTTGGCGAGGACGTAATCGTAAATTCGGATCGTGATACAATCATCGATTGGGTTAAGTCGATGCTTGGTGATGATCCGAGTAGTGTTCGTGATGCTGGTATCACCGTTGAGTTAGGTGTTGGGCATTATGATGCTGCGATTGACGATGCCCTTCAAGAATACTCTGCGATCATTAACGAATGGTCCGCACTAGACAACCTTGCGAATACCTTTGACAGTCCTGGCGGTACGAATACTGGAAATCAGGACAATATCATCAATATCTCTCAGCGTAGGGTACTCTCTACGTTTGGATTCTTGCTTCAAAAGACAAACAAGTATAGCGAACTCGTTCAGGCGGGGGGTAACGTTACGGAAGTAAAAGCGTATTTTCGCACGACAACTAACAGACAGAACTACGACCTTCTCGAAAGAGACTATGCAACAGATATCCAGATTGATGAGCATACGGCAGAAGTTACAACTTCTTTCCCTATTAATACTCTCTATGTTCCTGATGGAATCACCGATGAAGAACTCACCGCATGGGAATTCAAGGTGGAATTCGGGCGTACTATCAACGGAGAAACAAAATGGGTTGATGTTTCGGATAGATTTGTATCTGCAAGTCAGCCTGTAGCTGATTCCCTTATAATCACAATGGATGCCGTTCAGACAGCTATCCTTGCTTCGGACATTTGGCATGATCCCGATCCCGATGGGGGCTATTATGATGGGGGAAGCAGTTGGTATTCTCGCGTAACAGTCAAGGCCCCCTATTCAGTACCGATCTATGATTCAGATGGAACGGCATATACAGTAAGCACTCTTGACCGAGATAAGATGGAAATCAATCGCCTTGAGTGGCAGGAACCCGCAACGATCTTCAAATACTACGATCCCTACAATGCGGGTGCTACGATTGGTGCGGAAGCCTTTGGATTCGGCTACACGGTAGAGAGTCCTATCTACATGTATCCTGTGTTCTACGATATTCTACGTGGCGCACAGCATGAACTTTCTGCAAGGGTGCGTAAGCAGAACTACTCGTTCAAAGAGAACAACAAACGAGTCACTATCTGGCCCGTTCCTGGCTCTGAGATCACTCAGGTCGGCGTGGGTAAAGTATGGTTTGACTATCAGATCCCCTTCAATCCTTATGAGGATCTTCCTGATGAGGGATCGATTGCGAACATGTCGAACATTCCCTACTTCCAGTTACAGTATACATACATCAACAGTATTGGGCAGCGTTGGGTTCACAAGTTCTCCCTTGCTACCGCAAAGGAAATCCTTGGTAGAATCCGAGGTAAGTACACAACTGTTCCAATTCCCGATGCTGAGATTTCGTTGGACGCTCCATCACTTATTGATGAAGCGAATAGAGAGAAAGAGGAACTACGCGAGAGCTTGCGCGTGATCTTGGAGAAGGCTCTTGACTCCGCGTTGATTGAAAATGAAGCAAACGAGGCCGAGGGATTGAATCGCGTATTGCAGTTCACTCCAACGCCCGATCCTATTATCATGGGTTAATCATGGGAACCAATTTCTTTACGAAAGACAAAGAGCTATCCAGAATCAAGGAATACTCGCAAGAGGTAGTACACGACCTGTCTCAACAGAACGTGGATATTTTTCGGATTGATGAATCTTCTGTGAGCTATGATGATTTGTACGGGGAGGCTAGTAATGTATCGACAAGCTACTTCAAGTGGAGTGACGTTTGGTGCTTTATTCGCTGGATTCCTCCTGAGTTAGCGAGAGAGAAGTACGGAGTAGATCATGCCCATGCTATCGAGTGCTATTTTGACTATGACTACGTTTCAATTCTGGATGAAGATGGAGCGAACCTAAGTCATTGCTTGGTACGAGAGGGCGATTACATCATACTTGAGAGCAAGACCTTCGTGGTACACAAAGCAATCAAGACAGAACGAGTCCACGGACTTGAAAATACACCTAGAACTCTGAGAGTGGAGTGTCACTCTACCAGAGATCGCGTTTTCACGGAGTAACCTATGGCTGTTAATGTAAGATCATTGCTGAGAGACATGGACAAAGGTGTTGTCGATTGGGTGACAAGCTTAGGCTTGACCGATATTGACGGCAACTCTGTAGGAGTGTTCTACTCTGCGTGGCCTAGATGGAGATATCAGTTTCATCCGAGTAATTCGGTTCAGCTTGATTACAACCGAATCAAGGGCTTGCCCCTTGTAGCGATTCGCAGGGTGAGCTTCGAAGTGGATAAGTCGCGCTATGTGTTCCCGAGCGTGGGAACCCGTTTGTCAGTTTCGACTGTGTACAATGACGATAGCGAGAACATTCGCCGCCAAACTGTGCCTCACCCACTTCCGCTTAATGTCGAGTATGAAATCAACGTGTTAGACAACTTTTTGAATGGACAAAATAGCATCCTAGAAGATATTGTTGGGGCGTTTGACGTAAATGAGATCTACTTAAATATAAACTATTTCTACCATAAACTGAAATTCGAATCTATTGACGATAATTCTACAGGCTACGAGCTAGCCGACCAAGAACGACTTTTTGAGAACACGATTCGGTTAACACTTGAAGCAAAATTGGTAGATCCCGATGATCTGACAGACGTTTCAAACATTCGTCAAGTTACTATTGCTACGGAAATTGTTCGTGCATATCAAGGTACGGTAGATGCGGCTTACGAAGATTGGGTAG